CAAGATGCTTCTATTGCATAATTTAATTATAAAGGTAGGTAGTCAAATCGGCTACCTACCAAATTAAAAACCCATCACAATGGATTTAATAAAAGTAAAATTTATAAAATCGCCTACGGGCAAATACAAAATGGCTTATAACGCTGGTCACGTTGGATTAGCGCCAAAAGACATTGCAGCTGAATTGGTAAGGGAAGGTTATGCAGAATATGTAGATAACACAAAGGTCGAAACCAAAACTAACACGGAAGCGGAAACGGCAACGAACACGGCAAAAAAACGCACTACTCGAAAAAGTAAATAATGGGATATTTTAAGGTTACATCTGGTCCTTCTACTCCTATTCTGACAACATCAGAAGCTAAAAATTATTTAAAAATAGACACCTCTGCCGATGACACGCTTATTTCTGATATGGTTGCTGCAGCAACTGACTACTGTGAGAATTATCTCGGTCAAAAATTCATTACTCAAACTATACAGGAAGTTTTTGACAAAATTCCGAAGCCGAAAATAGGCGATTTGTTTCCGACCTTATTTTTAACCGTTCATCCAGTCCAATCGGTAACCAGTATAACCTACACGGACACGAACGAAACGGAACAGACTTGGAACGCATCCTTATATAAGGTGGATACCTACCGAAAGGCAGCGCGAATCACACCAGCCTATGGCGAAGTTTTTCCGGATATATTGGCAGAAATCAATTCGTTAACGGTAACTTATGTTGCCGGATACGGAGACGCATCTTCAGATGTTCCGGCTTCTATTCGACAGGCAGTAAGATTGGTTTTGTCTGATATGTACCATAACCGAAGCGACTTTGTAAAGGAGAAGTATTCGGCTTCGCAATCGCTTCTTGACAGATTGAATTATAACTTATTTATCGGCATCTAATGAAAGTTTGGAATAAAACGGAAATATTGGGAAGAATGAACGAGCGAATTGCGATTGAATCCGTTTCCGAAACCAGAAGCGCATCAGGAGCTGTATCTGAATCTTGGTCCACATTCGCAACCGTATGGGCTGCGATTTCGTATCAGAAATCAGGTACAGATGAAAAAGAAATGGTGGCGAAACAGACTACGGTTCGCAATGTAGAGTTTACGGTAAGGCACCGAACTGATGTAACCGAAAAGATGCGGATTAATTACGATTCGAGGTATTACGACATTGATCGGATAACTTATGAACCAGAGAAACAGTTTATGGTATTAGAGGCTAAAGCGTATAAATAATGATAGAATTAAGTCAAGCAGATTTAATACAGTTTAATAAGGATGTTGAGCATCTTATTAAAAGTATTTCTGATGCTGACAAAATTAAAAAAATACTATCTCCAGCAGCATTTGTAGTAAAGGAACGAGCGCGACAATTAACGCCAAAAGCAAACACAAGAAATAGGGATAATAGTATTGAAAGAAAGTTCCCTCCTAAAAAATTAAGAAGTGATGTACTTTATACTTATAAGACTCCTAAAGTGGTGGGAAATAAGAAAGCTGGTAAAGGTTATGGACGAGTTAGCGGAAAGTACGGAATAGGTAATTTAAGATATTCTATTCAAGTAATATCTGAAGTAAAAAAGAAATTTAAAGCACCGATTGCTATTATCGGTAATATAATAAACAGGAAAACTAATATTGTAAATCCAAGCGAAACCAAAAACAATGGTTGGTATGCGCATATGATATATGGAAGCGCAAGAGCATTTGGAAGCAAAGTAACACAAGCTGCATTACGACAACAACAAGGAATGGTTTATGCCATTGTTAGAACTGGAGTTGACAAATATTTAGATTCGTTAAAAAAAGGAAAAATAAATTAAGTGGCAACAAACAATGAAATCGGAAAAGCAATCTACTCCATTCTATCGAATGATGCTACGGTATCTGCTTCGGTTTCTACTCGCATTTTTCCAATTGTTGCTGCGCAAGATACGGCATTTCCTTTCTGCGTTTATACAATCACGAATCAGGAGCCGACTATGACCAAGGATGGTGTTAGTCCATTGGATACGATTTCGGTACAAATCGATTGCTATGCGCTTGAATACGATGCAAATGTGACTTTATCAAATGCGGTTAGATCTGCTTTGGATTTTTATACAGGAACGGTCGAGAGCCAAGCCATCCAACGAATCCGGTTTCAAGGGCAGAATGATGGAGAATATGATGAAGATTTGGGCGTGTTTTGGCAAAGTTTAGATTTCGATATTAGATTAAAACGTGAACGATAATGGAAGTAAGATTTATAAAAGACTGGTTTAATCCTTCCACAAACAAATGGATTTCAGCCGGGCGTATGGTGCACATAATGAGAAAGAAGGCATTGGAGTTAATCGAAGATGGATATTGTGTAGAGATATTACCATTCGGATTTGTAGACGAAACGAAAGAGCCGGTTGAATTAAAGGAAGAAATCCCATTACCAAAAATTAAAAAACGCAAAAAATTATTTTAAATTAAAAATCATAGACAATGGCAGTAAATGACATAATTAACGGAACAGACCTCCGTATTTATAAAGACGGAACTACGGCAATTGGAGAAGCTACATCAGCGACTTTATCGGTTACAAGGGAGATGAGAAACATCTTAACAAAGGATTCTCCTTCAAGTGGTTGGGTTTCGAATAAACCCGGACAAAAATCGGCTACATTAACAGTCGAAGCATTGTATTCTGAAACATCTGATAACGTGCAACCTGATGTACTATTTGATGCATTGGACAATGGTACAGTTTTGGCTTTAACCTTGACTGAAAACACGGCTGGATACAATTTCTATTCTTTTAGTGCGTATTGCACATCTTGGGAAGTGAACACACCAGTAGAAGATAACACATCTGTATCCGCGACATTTACAATCTCTGGTGCGGTATATCGCGGAACTAACTAAATTAAATCACACCACAAAAACGGATAATAATGGTTAGATTCACAAAAATAAACAATACGGAAGTGCCTGTTTCCTTTGGCAATGCAACCTTAATAAGGTTTGAAGAGGAAACGGGCATTTCTATTTTAACATTAGGTCAAGAAACATTGAATTACAAAAATACCTTAAAGCTAATTTACGAGGCATTAAGGGATGGACATAGAAAAGAAGGTAAATCATTTGATTGGAGCTTTGAAGATATGTGCGATGAATTTGATGAGGATATGGCAGCAATCAAGCGAGTAATGGAACTGTTTTCTAACTCGATGCCAGATGCCGAAAAAAAAACGAAAACGAGTCGAACGAAAGCGCATCAGAGCCAAGTGAAAGTATGACGTGGACAAAGGTTCGCGAGATTGCAATCGGTCAGATCGGAATGAGTACAGAAGATTTTTACTCCGCTGATTTCCGAGATGTTATGGACGCAATTAAAGGTTACAATGAAAAGGAGCGGTTACGGTTTCAGGGCGAATGGGAACGGACGCGGTGGTTGGCTACAATCGGAATCCAGCCGTATGCTGGAAAGGGTAAGAAAATAAAAATGACCGATTTAATTCAGTTTGATTGGGAGAAAACCGAGAAACCAAAAGAACGAATCGTAACCGAACATCAAAAGGAATTTAGGCAAAGGATGGACGAATGGATGCGTAAACAACACGGCAAAAATCAAGCGTAATGGCAACAAAGGATTTAAACGTAATATTAGGGTTAAGGATAGAAAATTTCCAAAAAAATCTATCCAAGGCGCAGCGTTCGATGAACAAATTCGGACGCGATATGGAACGTTTAGGTTCTAATTTAACCCAAGCATTAACTCTGCCAATATTAGGTGCTGGAGGTGCTGCCGTTGCGAGTGCGGTCGAGTTCGAACAACTTGAAGCACGATTAAGGGTTTTGACCGGATCAGCCGAAGCTGGTGCAGCCGTATTTGAAAGAATTAAGAAATTTGCCGCATCGACTCCGTTTGAGGTTACGGATTTAGTAAAGGCAACATCTCAATTAATTGCATTTGGATTTTCTGCTGATGAAGCATTAGATTCTTTGCAATACCTTGGAGATATTGCAGCTGCAACAGGAAGCAATATTAACGAAATTGCATTAATTCTTGGTCAAGCAAGAACCGTTGGAGTTGCATTTACTCAAGATTTAAGGCAACTTGCAAGTAGAGGTATTCCAGTATTTGAAATGTTGCAAGAACAAACTGGATTAACCGGAAAGGCATTTGATAAGTTTGTTTCAGATGGTGGAGTAACCTTTGAAGTATTAAATGGTATTTTAAGAAAAACTGCATCAGAAGGTGGTAAGTTTTTTAACGGAATGGGGGAACAGTCAAGAACTTTAGGAGGTAGGATAAGCAACTTTAAAGATGCAGCTAAAAATGCTTTTGCCGAATTAGGTAAATCAATAATAGAATCAACAAATTTAGGAGAAAGGATTCAGCAACTAACAAATTTAATTGACGCATTAGTTGAAAGGTTCAATGAATTATCACCAGAAGCAAAAAGAACTGCCATTAATATTGCTTTAATAGTTTCTGCAATTGGACCTGCAACTTTTGTAATCGGCAAATTTGCAACTGTCATTGGTGGGTTGGCAAAATCAATGGGAAGTTTATTTAAAATGATAATTGGTTTAGCTGGTCCAACTGGAATTATTATTGGTGTTGTTGCATTAGTTGGGGCAATGTATTACGAATTTGAAAACGTAAGAAAGGTAGTAAATGGATTACTTAAAAC